AGGAGAAAGTTTAATTAGAGCTGGTCATAAATTAAGACGAGCTGATAAGAATAGAATACAAGGTAAAATACAAGTACACGAGTATTTAAAGATTAGAGAAAATGGTAGACCTAAGTTACAGATATTTAATACATGTCCGAACTTAATAAGAGAACTACAGTCTATACCATTATCTAAAACTAATCCTGAAGACGTAGATACAAAAGCTTCAGACCACGCATATGATGCATTACGTTATATGATAATGAGTAGACCAAGAATGGAAAGCCCATTAGAACGTATAAGAGGTTTAAAACGAGAAATGTATAGACCTGTTGATTCAACATTTGGTTATTAGAGTATGGAACAAGATAATACATTTTTAAATGCTAACGAACTCTACGAAGAAGTTGAAGGAGAGTCTGGCGTAACACTTACTCTTGAAGAAGACCAACAACGAAACCTTATAGGTATTATCAAAGGTAGATTTGCACAAGCTGAACAATCTAGAGAAACAGATGAACGTAGATGGTTAAGAGCTTATGAAAACTATAGAGGTTTATATTCTAAGAATGTTAAGTTTAGAGAATCTGAAAAATCTAGAATCTTTGTAAAGGTTACTAAGACTAAAGTACTTGCAGCATTTGGACAACTTGTAGATGTTATCTTCGGTACTGGTAAGTTTCCTATAGGTGTATCAGAAACTAAAATACCTGAAGGAGAAACAGATTACGCACATTTAGATATTACTAATCCTACTCCTAGTATTGAAACTTCAGAACCTGAAATACCAGATGATATTGGAAATAGAATAGATAATCCTTATGATGTTGGTTATGAAGGAGATGGTAAAGCTTTAAAACCCGGTGCTACTTATTATAACGGTATATTTGAAGATAGTATTGAAGACCAAGCAGAAGAAGCTGGTATTCTTACCGATGGCACAAGTCCTGACCCACAAGCTTTAGAAGTATCTCCTGCACAAAGAGCTGCAAGAAGAATGGAAAAACTTATCCATGACCAGATTGAAGAATCAAACGGAAACTCAGAATTAAGAAATGCTCTTTTAGAATCTGCTCTACTTGGTACAGGGATTGTAAAAGGACCATTTAATTATAATAAAAAACTTCACAAGTGGGATACAGATGAAGAAGGTAATAGAACTTATAACCCATTAGAAGTTAGAGTACCTAGAATAGAGTTTGTAAGTTGCTGGGATTTTTACCCAGACCCTAACGCAACTAATATGGAAGAATGTGAATACATTATCCATAGACATAAAATGAATAGAAGTCAGTTAAGGCAGTTACGTAATATGCCTTACTTTGATGAAGATGCAATACGTAAAGCTATTCAAATGGGTGCTAATTACGTAGAGAAAGATTTTGAAAGCCAGTTAAAAGATGATGCTAGAACTGATGAAGATGTTTACAATAGCTTTGAAGTCTTAGAATACTGGGGAATGATGGATGCAGAATACGCTAGAGAAGTAGGTATTGACTTACCCGACAGTGTTGATGACCTAGATGAAGTACAAGTAAACATATGGACATGCGGTACTCATTTACTTAGAGCTGTATTAAATCCGTTTACTCCATATAGAATACCTTATAATGCTTTTCCATACGAAAGAAACCCATATAACTTCTTTGGTATTGGTGTAGCAGAAAATATGGATGATTCACAACAGATTATGAATGGTCATGCAAGAATGGCTATAGACAACTTAGCAATGTCTGGTTCTCTTGTATTTGATGTAGATGAGTCTGCTTTAGTTGGTGGACAATCAATGGAAATATATCCGGGTAAGATATTCAGAAGACAAGCTGGTATGCCGGGACAAGCTATACACGGTTTGAAGTTTCCTAATACATCACAAGAAAACTTAATGATGTTTGATAAGTTTAGACAACTTGCAGACGAACAAACAGGTATACCTAGTTATTCACACGGACAAACAGGTGTTCAAAGTATGACAAGGACTGCTTCTGGTATGTCCATGTTACTTGGAGCATCAAGTTTAAATATTAAAACAGTTATCAAAAACCTTGATGACTTTTTATTAAAACCGCTTGGAGAATCTTATTTCCAGTGGAACATGCAATTCTTAGAAGACGAGTTGGATGTTAAAGGTGATTTAGAAGTTAAAGCTACTGGAACAAATAGCTTGATGCAGAAAGAAGTACGAAGTCAAAGACTTACTACATTCTTACAAACTGCACAAAGTCCAGCTATTGCACCGTTTGTTAAGATTTCTAAACTCGTTAGTGAACTTGCCTACAGCTTAGACTTAGACCCTGATGAAATACTCAACGACCCTGAAGAAGCTGCAATAATGGCACAAATAATAGGAATGCAGAATGCTGGACAAACAAATGGCGAAGAAGCTCAACCCTTTGGTCAACAGTCCCCAATGGGAGGACCTGAAGGAGTACCTCAACAACCTCAAGAACTTGGAGTTACAGGCACTGGTGGTGGCAACATCGGAACAGGAAATGTACCGGTTGCAGGGGAAAGTGAATTTTCTGGTACGGTTGGAGCAACTAGACCAACAGGTTAAAGAAGCAATATTAAGAAAGGAAGGTTAATATGTTAAGTTTTATACAATCAATAAATGAATGGATAGCGGTAATACCGTCTATAGTTATGGGAGCATCATTAATATGTGCATTAACACCTACACCAAAAGATGATGCAATTGTAGGTAAAATTTATAGAATTTTAGACTGGTGTGCATTAAATGTAGGAAAAGCAAAGGAAAAGTAAAATGTTAGAAGACGACAACAAAGTAAGAATTAAATACAAAGATGGTAAAGAAGTTAAACTTCCTAATGAAGGATTAAAAGCTTTAGCAAAAGAAGCACCAGAAGTTGTCGAAAGAATGTTAGCTCAAGAAGGTGGACCTATGCCTATAGATGACCAAATGACAATGGTAATGACACCACCAATGAAATCTGAAATGGAACCTGAGATGCCTATGGAATCTGACGGTGAAATGGAAGATGGATATACAAGATTTATAATGGAAGAAGCATTAACAGAAGATGAAGAAGATATGCTTATGTCCAAACTAGAACAAGATGAGGAACTAGCTATGCTATTTGATAAAGTCATAGATGTTGCTCAAGAATTTGCTGGGTCTGGTCCTGTTGAAGGTCCGGGTTCAGGAGTCTCTGACAGCATACCCGCAAGGTTATCTGATGGAGAATTTGTCTTTACTGCAAAAGCTGTAGAAGAAATCGGAAGTGACAATTTAATGTCAATGATGAAAGAAGCTGAAGCTGCTGCAGATGAAAGACAAGGTTTAGCAATGGGTGGAAGTCCAGAAGAAGATGAATCTAAATCTTTATTAAGTTCAGGAGTTGTCCAAGAGGATGAAATTGCTGCAGACGAATTAAAGAAAAGAATGGTTCAAGGTTCTTCTGATTACGTCAGAAGCTAAACACCATAACGATAAAGCCACCCAAGGATACTTGGCACTTTATCAAATTAAAACCAAAAGGCTACCTTTACAAGAACAAGCCCTGCACAGTCGACAAACGCAGCTACCTTGTTAAACGAAGCCCCGAGTAGGAGAAAAGAAAATGACTAATACAGTCCAAAAAGAGGAAACGCCAAACCCTTATAACGCAAAAAAAGATTGGCACAAAGGAGACGATAAACCTTTTGTATCATCTCAAAGTATGTTTTTTGAAGAGCCTTCTGAAAAGAATAAACTCTTTAAAAGTGATGACATAACTGAAGTAGAAGCTGAAGGAAGTGTTAATACTGAAGAACTGGAAACTACTAAGGATACACCTTATAAAAGACCAGACTATAAAAAAAGATACGATGATTTGAAAAAACATTACGATAGTAAACTTAATGAGTTTAAAAGCAGAGAACAAGAGTTAATAGAGGAAGCTACTAAAAATAGAACCGAATATAAAGCTCCAAAAACTGAAGAAGAACTCGAACAATTTAAGAATCAATATCCTGATGTTTATGAAGTTGTAGAAACTGTTGCACATCTACAGTCGGAGTCTAAAGCAAAAGTTCTAGAAGAACGCCTTAGTAAACTCCAAGAGAGAGAAAATCAACTAGTACGACAAGATGCAGAAAAAAGGTTAATGGAAAGACATCCTGATTTTGAAGATATCAGAAACAGTGATGACTTTCATGGTTGGGCAAAAGAGCAGCCTAAGTCTATTCAAGATTGGATATACTCAAATGCTGACGATGCTGACCTAGCTTCACGTGCTTTAGATTTGTTTAAAAAAGATTTTGGTATTGAACCTACAAAGACTAAGTCATCTTCTAAACCGACCAGAAAATCTGCTGCAGATATGGTTTCTACTAAAACAACTAGTGTGGAACCAGCTCAACAGAAAATATGGTCAGAAAAGGAGATTGCTGCAATGAGTGTTGCTGAATTTGATAAATTTGAAAAAGAAATATCAGATGCAATGCAAGAAGGCAGAATCGTTAAATAAACTATAATTAACTACAAGGAGAATGTATAATGGCTCAATATTTTGAACCTTCACCGGATACCGGTGCAAACTTTGCAAACTCCGTAGCAGGACAAGCTAATAGTTTCTTTTTACCTTCGGTTTACTCTAAAAAGGTTTTAAACTTCTTTAGAAAAGCCTCAGTGGTAGAAGCTATTACTAACACCGACTATGCTGGTGAAATATCTGCTTATGGAGACTCTGTAAAGATTATCAAAGAACCTGTCATTTCAGTATCAGACTACACAAGAGGTAGCGATACTACTGACACAAAACTAACTGACCAAGAAATAACTTTGGTTGTTGACAGTGCTAAAGCTTTCAAATTCATCGTAGATGATATTGAAACAAATATGTCACATGTGAACTTCAAAGAAGTTGCTTCAAGCTCTGCTGCATATGCATTGAAAGATTCATATGATGCTGCTGTTTTAGCAACTATGTTTGCTGGTGTATCAGCTTCAGCACCTGACCATATCATCGGAGCAGACGCTGCTGCCGGTACTGGTGGTGTTGCAGAAACTACAGCTTCTGTCGACCTATTAGGTTCAGACGGAACTGGTGTAGATGCTATTGACCTTATGGCAAGAATGGCAAGACTTTTAGACGACCAGAATGTACCTGAAGAAGGTAGATGGTTTGTTGCACCTCCTTCATTCTATGAAGAGTTGTCACAATCTGGTTCTAA